TCATAGCGCTCATGATGGAGAGAGCCAGTTCCTTGAATAGGGGCACATTGTCTTTGAGCGCCTGCTGAATGTCGTCCTTGAAAAGGACCGCCAATTCGGTGAGCATGATAACGAATGGACGACCGACCTCAAGCATCCCCTCTTGGATGGCTGAGACGAGTAGGAGCAAAGACTCCTTGGCCGAACCGCCAGCCTCAACCTGTTGTTGAAGCGACTTGGTGTAGTCCTTCGTAGCATCGGTGGCGCTCTCGTTCTCCTTGACGAGTTCGTGGAACGACTCACGCTGGCTCAAGAGTGCCGCTACGGCCGTTCCACCACGCACCCCGAAAATCTCAAGCACTTGCGTTGTAGTGGCCCCAGCGCTCGCTAATTGGTCCAACACATCGCCGAGGCTCGTGATGCCCGTCGTTTGTTGCTCAACCGTTTTCGTGAGCGTCTTGGACTGTTCCTCCAACGCCTTCTCCTGCTCCACGACGATGTTCAGCGAGCGTTGCTTCTTCATGCGTTCCAAGTCAAGTTCCATTTCACTCACTCGGAGTGAGTCGTTGGTTTTGGTGAGGCGCTCAACCTGCGCCATCTCCATGTCGGTGAGGTCTCGGTTGCTTCGTGCGGCCCGTGCCCTAATTTGCTCAATAGCCAGCGTGTTGGCCTTCTGCTCAATGCTGAGGTCGTTCATTTGCCCGTTGAGCATCTTGAGTTCGTTGGTGAGCGCCGACGACTGCATCTTTGTTCGGTCCAATTGAGTGGCCACGCCCGTGAGAGTTTGTCTGGCCTGCTCGCCCGCTGGACTGAGAACTTGGATGGTGAGTCCGAGGTCGTTGATGGCCTTCTGCGAGTCAAAGGTAGGCTTGAGCAATTTGTTGATGGCCATACGCATACCTGTGCCCGCAATCGTTCCACGCAGGCCAGCGTTGCCGAGAGCACCAATAGCGGCCGCCGCTTCCTCAATCCCGACGCCTGCGGCGTGCGCTACGGGAGCGAGGAACTTCATGCCCTCACCGAGGCTGATGATGTTCACATTTGACCGAGTGAAGGTCCGTGTGAGCACATCGGAGACGAAGGACAATTCGCTCATCTCCATGCCGAATGCTTTCACACCAGCGATGCCGATGTTGGTTGCTGTTTGAATGTCGGTTCCACCAGCGATAGCGAACTTAACGAGGTTCTCCAACGCCTTCTCTGAAATCATCTCCTCGGCGTTCACACCAGCAATAGCGAGAGCGTTGGCCGCCTCACCCACTTGCTCGGCTGTGAATCGTGTCGTTGAACCGACCTTCCGAATCTCCGTCTCAAGTGCCTGCATCCCAGCGCCGCTCTCACCGAGAATAGCGCCCGTTCGGGCCAGCGTGTCGTTGAAGCCGATGAACAGCACGGACGACCGTTGAATTATGGTGGCCACGGCCTTGGCTGAAATCGCCACAGTCGTGAGCGATGCGCTGAGTGGCGTCAATACCCCACGAGTGATAGTTCCGAAGCGAGAAGCGGCCCCACCAGCGGCATACATGGACGCCGAAACGCCCGTCATGGCTTTGCGGAACTGCGTCGTGTTAGCGCGAACATCAATGACTGCTGTTGTGTCCGCCATCCTCACCTCAGCCTCCTACGCGCCCTTTGCTGAGATTGGACTCTGCGTTGCTCGTTATTGACTCTTCGGTTTGACTCCGACTTGGCGGAGAGTAGGAAGGTCGTGTCCCGTAGGTCCATGGACCTCCATTCTTCGGGCGTGATGCCGAGGTCCTTCATCAACGAAAATAGGAATTGGCCCTCGTCCGATTCGGCGAGGGCGATTATTCCCCCAGCACCCCACCGCCGTTGGCGTTGCCTATGGCGGCGGTTATTGCCGTGGATAACTGAGCGAGCATCGTTAAGGGTAGGTGCTTGAGACGATTCCATGTGATGGACGAGTCGCATTTGCTCATCATCTGAGCGACCATGAGCAGACCCAGCCGCTCGGCTTTGTCCTCGGGGTCGGTGATGTTGGCCATCTCGGGGTGGCTCTTGAGCACTTGATATTCGTTCGCCGTGAGCGGCTTCACCATGATGGTGTCAATCTCAAAGTCAAGGTGTGAAACATCAACGGCGACCTCGCCGCCTGCTTTCTCAATCGCGTTATCCAGCCATGTCATAGGGTGTGCCTCCTAAGTTTGAGACTTCATCAGTCTCGGGAGAATGTGAGCGCCTCAAAGGAGGCGTTAATCATCAACGCTCCCTCCGAACCTGCTTCAATTCCTTCCACCGAGAGGTCCGTGAAAACGCAGTCGGTGAGAGTGTAGGTGTTAGCGCCCGTGGCGCCATCGTTGTCAAAGGTGATGTCAAACTTCTCATCGGTGTCAAAGTAGGTGAAGAGGGTTGAATCATCAATCCCCCATGCTCTTTTGAGTGTGCCCGATGCGGACTTGAGACCACGGGTGTGGTCGGTCGCCGTAGCGTTTCCGAGAGTGATGTATTTCCCCGTTGCTTGGGTGAGCGTGAAGTCGCCCGACACGAATCCGACGAGGCTCGTGGAGACCGTGATTTTCGCTGTGATGCCCGTGTATTCATGGGTAGCCATACCGTATCGTTCGTCAAGGTGGTTCTTAACGACTGCGATAGACTGCAACCTCGGACTGCGTTCGGTCCCAAGCGACACGAATGGTCGGGCTGATGATTATTCGGCTCACGAATCGGCGGGTCTGCTTCTGCATGTATAGAGGTGTGTAGCCACCCCTATATATACCTGTCGGCCTATTGTTTGACGCAGAACCATGCTCCGTCCATGCGCTTGTCCTCGGCAACGATGAGGAACCCGAACTCCTTGCAGAACGCATGGAGCACGGAGTCAAACGCCATTGGGAGTCTTGTGGCGTAGTCGCTATCAAAGCGCATAAGTCGGTTGGCTCGCTCGCTGGACCGCTTGAAAAACACCCTCGTGTCTCCGTTGGCCAAGACGAACAGTCGGAAGTCGTCCCGTCGCTTCGCTCCAAACTTGTGCTCAAGCCATGACTCCATAGCGGAGCGGTTGGGCTTCACAAAGAGGCGTATGTTCAGCGTAGTCAATTCCACACCTCAGCGCTCATGCGGACGGGGAACACGGCCTCGTAGTAGGCGAGGAAGGTGGCTTGCTCCTTCAAGTATCGGAGAGTGGAGGAGAAGCCGCAGAGTGATGTGCGGCCCTCACGACCAGCACCAGCAGGGGCGTTGCGGTATGCCTTGACATAGTGAGTCTGCTCGTGCTCGTTGAAGCCGTCATAGACGGGGAGCCACATACCGTCGGTGTGAACAGGGTGGCGGACGGTCATGGCCCAGCCAGCGTGGCCGTGTTCTGCCTTGGTGGTCTTGAACAGGCAAACAGCGGTCTCGCCACGATACATTTTGTTCTTCGTGTAGGAGTGGTCGCCGAGGGTGGCCATATAGACCGTGCCGCCTTCGCTTCCGTATTGGTTGTTCTCAGCCTTGACACGAATCCACTCAAGGGCGGTCTTTCCTCTCCGAACTCGGTTGTCGGCGAAGTCAATCTCGGGCATGGTGGTCAGGGTTAGGTTGGTCATGTTTAACCGTAGCGTCCACACCTATATTAAGGTGTCGCCTATCAATCCAGCAAACCCTTCAAGGTATCAGCCGACGCCTTGATTTCAGTTCGGAGACGGTTCTCATACGCCATCCGAACCTGTTCGTCGGTGATGCCTGCTTGAGCGATGAGCAGGTCAATGCACACCAGCACCCGCAGGTGGCCCCTATCGTCGTCTGTTAGTCCCAGCGCTTTCTCAGCGGTCTCTATGAATCGTTCGTTTGTTGTCATGTCTATGTCTCCTTGATTGCCTCGGTGGCGACTATCGTGGTTTTGTTGCCTGTCGTCGTCTCCACAACGAGGAAATGTCCTTTGTGGTGCTTGGAGACCTTGAGAGCATCTCCTGCGCCGTTGAGCACGCTTATGAGCGATTTGAGGGTATCGGTGAAGGAGACGGTGAACGGCGCGCCCGAGAAGGTGGCTTCAATTGGGGTCCACGAGCGGGTAGTCTTGCCTCCCCAATGACCAGCCCGAGCCTCAGACTTGGCGTCAAACGACACCGCCACATAGGGAGCGTTGGCCGTTTGCATCTCCATGCTGGCCTTGGTCAATTCTGAGATGGTGAGGATGGCCTCGCTCGTCGCTGGCTCGTCGTCAAACATGGGGAAAAGGCGTTTGCCTTCGTCGTTGGTGGGAAGCACATTCTTGTCGGGGATGATGAGGCAGTCGTCCTCATCGGCGGGCATAACCTCGGCACCCCCGTGCTCTTTCGTGCTAATGGCGATTGGCTCGTTGGCCGAGGTCGTCAGACGCACCGTTCCCCCTCGGGACTTGGCTCGCACGAGGTCGGCGAGTTCCTTGGGGTTGCACACGATGGCGCATGGCTCCTTGACCTTGAGGCCGTCAATCGCCCAGCGGTCCATCAGAACCATGAGGGTCTTGCCTGCGTTCATCGTCCAGCAGGATGCTCCCTCGGGTTCAAAGAGGATGCGGACGGGCACGGGTGGTGAGTCCAAGGCCAGACGACTAAGGAATGTCGCCAGCGCTCCACCGTTCGCTTCAATGCGAGCGGTCCGAGACACCTTGGAGTTCGGGGTGAGCATACCCCCAAGGGGTCGCCCCACCTATTTCAATCACCAGCAGTCGCCCATCATGTTGTAGGCCATGAAGTCGTCGCCACCGTAGGGGTCGTTGGCGATTTGCTCTTGGAGTCGCATGTCAGCCTCGTAGTCGTATTGGGCTTGGGTTGGGAGGACTTCTCGTATGATGATGAGGTCGTGTCGCTCATAAATGAGAGTGCTTGACTCGTCGCCCAATTTGTCAAATTGATGGACTGCCTCGGGAGTGAAGTCATTCACGATTTCCATGCGCTTGGCTTCAATGGCTCGGATTTGCTCGGTCAGAGCGTTGATTTGCTTCGTTGCTTGTTCTTGGGTTTGGGGTCGTCGGGTCATGTTGGTTCGCCTCATGTAGTCCATGGGGGCACTCCTATATATACCCATCGCTCACTATTCTTCATCATAGGCATCGGGGTAGGCGAGCCAAACCTTCTGGGGATATTTCGTTCGCCCGTCCAGCGAAGCGATTCGGACCGAACCAGCGTTGAAGAACAGGTGCGGTTTCTTGGCGAGGTGATTGCTGAGACGATTCATCTCAAACGGTTGGTTCGGTAGGGTCAGAATCTCGCCCGTGGCGATGGGAGTTCCTTCGGGGAACACGGCACCAGCCTCAATCATGGCGGACCATAGACGGCGGACATTCCTGCCGTCGGACTTGCCGAGGCGGCCTTTCTTGCGAGTTCCGTATTTGGACGACGGCACTTCGTCGTCAGTTCTCTCCGTCATCTCCGCTCTCCTTTGGCTTGATGATGAGCATACGCTGAGGCTTAACGATTTGAGTTCGCTTGATGGCTTCGGCCACATCATCGGGAAGAATAGGGAGCACTCGGTCCACGGCGCTATTGGAGAGCGACACCATGGTTCCGAATACGGTCGGAGGCACGAGGCGCTGGACCTCGGTGGGAATGTAGGAACGGCGGCTCTGCTCTCGCCACTCCACGGACCAGTTGTCCGTCTCGGCTTTGCAGTCCTCAACCTTCATGTGGCGGTCAAACACCTCGTTCTTGATATGTTGGTCAATAGCCTTCTTGCGCTTGGTGAGCATGGCGTTGCTGGCCTTGATAACGGCGAGTTCGTTGAGTAGGTCGTCAAGTTCGGCGCTCAAGGTCGGGTTTATCATGTCCCAAGCACCGTTCTGCATGAGGTCCTGTGCCTTGGGGCAGATGTCGGTGAACCCACACCATTGACACCCTTTCCCGATGGTTGCAGGCACCTTGAGGGTGTCCGATGAGTCCACGGCAAGGATGGACTCGTATTGGCCGTGTAGCCAGTCCTTGAAGGTCTCCAATCGCTCATCAGTCCACACCGTTGAGACGGTGCCGTGGCGTTGTAGGTCAAAGGTGAACACGAGCGGTCGGTCGGGCCATATCTCACGAGCCACCGAGAGGTATATGGCGGCCTGCACATTGTTGTCCGCCTCGCCTTGCGTGATGTCAAGTCGTTGCGTTTTGTAGTCAATGAGTTCAATGGTGCCGTCCTTGTGCTCAATCACGAGGTCAATGAACCCATAAACAGGGGTTCCTGTCCGTTGAAGGACATGGGGGGCACTCGTGGACCCGAACTGTTGTTCAACAGCGAGAACACGCACAGGGTCGCGTCCACGGCGGTCAAACCAACGCTTGAGCATCTTCTTCCCGTCCTCATACATGTCAAAATTGACTTCACGAGTTGCCGAGACCTCCTTATACAGAGTCATGAGGCGTCCGAACGATGGCTTGGGCGTCTTGCCGTTCTCATCGGGTCGTCGCCACTCTTCCAAGGCGTCGTGCACATTGTTTCCAAGACGGCCTGCTTGGCTTTCGTCTCGGTGGTTGTTCATCTCCTTGAGAGTGGCGGCGTCCGCATTGGGGACCTCGTAGTGAAAGTGGTATTTCAGAGAGCAGTCTTGCGCCGTCTTGAGACGGGAAGCCGAGATGTAGGGGACTCTCATGCAGGGCACCTCATTGAGACGCCTTATCCACGGCCTTCCAAAAGCGTTCCTGCGTTGGGTTCTCAAGACGGAACGGGCGGCAGGCTCGGGACTTCTTGATGTGAGCGAAGTGGCGAGACTCAACCTCGCCCTTGACGGTGCGCTGTTGCTGGGTTATCTCAACTATCCAATCAAATAGGGGGTCGGTCATGTCGGGGCGACCAGCGGCGAGAATCACACGGCTCTCGTTAGGCGTGCCGTAGTTCTCAGTCTTGGTCTTGAGGAGGACCGTGGAGAGGAAGTGATACCCATACATTTCGCCGCCGATTTTGAGGCGCTCATAGGGTGAATAGAACAGTTTGTTAATGACCTTGTAGGCGTGCATTTGACCCTCAGCGTAGGCAGGTAGTGTCTTTTTGCCTTGGCTGATAGCCTCTTGCTGACGGGAGAGGAGAAGTTCGCCCTCGGACATACCGTGGACGCTGGAAGCGTAGTGCTCACGGCAGGCGAGGTAAAATGCTCCCTCGTTCTCCATGACCAAGACTCGCACACCTTCGGGGTGCTCCTCTTTGTGCTGACGCATGAGGTCAATGAAGGCGAGGCTCATGTCGTTCACCTCGTCGGGTGTGCGACACACCTTGCGGAGGATGCGTGGACGGACGCTGGGAGGCACGAGGTCGTCCCGAGCCACGAGGTCTGCTTGACCCTCAAGGTCGCAGTCAATGATGCACATGAGCGCCGCTTCGGGGTCCACTTGAGATGCGTGGTGAGCAAAGAATGTGAGAGCGAAGGTGGACTTGCCCGCCCCGCTGAATCCTTGGACCTTCATGTGCCGAGGTCGTCGGCGAATCATGTCCTCTCCCGTATCACAGGAAGCGATGAGGTCTGCGTAGTTCTGAGCCTTCTTCTTTGAGCGAGCCATGGTGAAGGGTTGGTCCCCCACCTATTTAAGCAGATTCTAAGAGGAACTGATAGAATGAGGAAATGCCTTCGGGGTCGTAGTCAATGGTCCATTCGGTGTCGCCGTCTCGGGCATCTCCCGTTAGCAAACGACCTTTCCATCCACAGCCGTCGCACACGCCGCCGTAGTCAGCGAGCGTCATGTCTCGGATGATGCGGACATTGGTGGAGCCATCCCAGCGAATCACACCGCCACATTGACAGTTGATTTCAAGGGTGGAAGCCTCACGGGTCAGTCGTATCATGGGCAGGATGGTGGTCGGGTTGTTCGCCATGAATAGTGGTAGCGTGCACTCCTATATTAAACCATCGCTCAATAACAATGGGAGGGACGGGGGAAACCCCCGAAACCCCCGCCCCAAAGAGAAAGTGGGTGAGGAACGCTCAGCGTTGAAAAGGATGGAACTCCTACGACGCCCTCACGGGTAGCCGACGCTGGGCTTTTCAGAGCAAAAAGGTGAAGCGTGCTCTGCCTCAGTCCCAATCATCGTCCCATTCTTCGTCGTCGGAGCCTTCGGTCCAGCCCTCGTCGTCGGCTTTGGCCTGTGTCCCGTCTGAGGTTTCTGCCTGCGGAGACTCAACGGCCTCCTCGGCTTCGCTTTCAGTTTCGGGTAGTCCTTCGCCTTGCGTGGTCTCTTCCGATGCGTCCTCGTCGTCGTCAAGGTCAATGGTTGGAGCGTTGTTGAAGTAGTCCGATGCGTTGTCCTCGGCGTCGTCTCCCGACTTGGGAGCCTCAACCTTGGGCGGAGCAATCACAACGAGACCCACAGCGCACTCAATGGTGGCGGAGAGTCCGTATTGCTCGGACATGGAAGTGGTGATGAGAGCGAGCACCTCGCTGTATTTGCCGAAGCGGTTGGCGGTGGTGGTGTCGCAGAGAGCGTTGAGCATCAAGCCCTCGCCCGATTCAATGGCCTCAATGGTCATGGTGGACTCGTCCTTGAGTAGCATTTTCCCGAAGGTGTTGCCCGTCTTGGAGGTCTGAACGCCAGCGTAGGAGACCGTGGCTTGCACCATGCGGTAGTCGTTGCGGTTGCGTGAAATGTCGTTCTCCAATTCAGCAATTGGAGTGATGTCAAAGGTGGCTTGGAGCACATCGGCAGAGGCGCCGTGCTCGTATTCCTCCTCGGTGAAGGTGGTCATGCCCGAGAGTGGGCGGAAGTCCAGCACTTCGGCGTCAAGGTTGCGACAGGAGACTGATGCGTTGTAGGTGCAACCGCCCACGAGGTCGTCGGCGAGAGCGGCGTCCTCGTCCCATAGGGACATCTTGAACAGAGCGGAGTCCATCACGGAGTCGCCATCCTCAACGATGGCTTGGCCGAACACATTGGCCATGGCTCGGCCTGTGCGGGTCATTCGGGAGTCCACGGTCCAAACATCAAGGTGGACCATGAAGGACTTCTGACGAAGCATGGCGGAGAGGTCGGTCATGACGCAGTTCGCCACGAACATCTGAGCGTTCTTGGACTTCATCCCACCGAGTTCACTCACGGTGTCTTTGAGTTCGGCCGCTTTCTTGCGGTATAGGTTCACGACAGGCTGGGCGTCTTGGAAAATACCGTTCTGAATCCCCTTGTCAATGAAGGGTTGTAGGCGGCTTTTCACGGAGGCAGGCAGGTTTTTTGCTGACATGACCCCCACTTCTCACCCCACCTATATGAAGGTCAATCATCATCCTCAAGTCCCGACAGGTGTGCATCCATCATCGCTTCCCATAGGTCCTCGTTATCCAAAGTGGTGGACTGCGAGGCAGTCTTGATGGCTTCCTTGACTTCTCGGCGCTTGCTCAATGCCGCTGTTGCGTCGCTCGTAGCGTTGAACCAAGCGTCCCCACCGAACAATCCGTCTCGGTGTTTGGAGTCCTTTCCTACGATGTCCCACAGGAGCGTTGAGCGTCCAGCAGGGCGTAGGTAGGATGGGAGGAACAAAGACCGCCAAACCTCGGACGCTTCCTTGCTGGGGCATCCGATGGAGCGGAGAAGGGATTGGTCCTTCGCCTTCAATGGGAATCGGTGAGCGGCAGGTTCGGCGCTGGTCAAAACATCGTTGTATTCGTTGGCGAGGTCGTGTAGGTTCGCCGCCGCCGCTTCCACGAACAGGGGGGACAGGGCGTAGTCGTCCATGAGACCGATGCGAGATTTGACGAGGCGGTATGCCTTCTTGCCGCCACCGCGCCCTCCGCCACGACGAGCGACCTCAATGAGGCCAGCGTCCTCAAGCGTTGGGAGGTGCTTCTCCTTGAGGGCGTTCTTGCTGATGGTGAAGGCGTGGATGCCGAGCCATTGGAGAATGTTGTCCTCGGTGAGCGGGCGCTTGGCTTCCTCCATGGCGGTCATTTGCTGATATACGGTCCAAGTGTCGTCGGGCACCCCCGACAGGCTGGCTCGGAGAACGAGGTCGCAGAGCATAAGCCCTATCACATTATCCTCCACGGAGGCCAGCAGGTATTCGTCCCCGTGCTCGTCCTTTTGCACAGGTCGCTGGTGCTGGTGGAGCAGAGCCACGGCGTCAATGATGGAGAGCACCTTGCCGATGTCTCGCTGGTGCTGAGCGTTGCGAGCGGGGAAGAAGTCCACCATGAGCGGGGCGAAAATGTTGCGGACCCGATAGCGGTTGAGTGAAAGCATGGACGCTTGAAGCATTTTGAGGTCGGGGTGCACCTTGAAGGTCTCGGGTCGTGCCTTGGCCAGCAAGGCGTTCTTGACCACTTCATTCACCTTCTCCACCGTCGTGTCGGGTGTCATGATGAGTTGCCGTGTGATTTGCTCCTGCTCGCTGGGGTTGCGAGTGGTGAGCGTGATGAACGACGGACGACCTCTGATGATGAAGTCCCTCGTCTCTATTTCCCCCGATAACTCATTCTTGATGGGAGTTTTCCAAACGAGTTCCGTGTCGTCTCCCGACATGATGGGCTTCATCTTGCGAATGAATGCGAATGACTCGTCCTTTTCCAAGACGACGATGCAACGACCGTCCACATTGACGATGAAGTTTCCGTCCTCATCCACCTCGTCGTAGTCGTATTTCAGCGCCTCCTTGGAGGCCCCAGCGAGAACCATAATCATGGACTTGGGGAAGCCGTTGCGAGCGGTCAAGGTCATGTAGGTCTTGCCGCTGGATGACTGCCCAATCATCTCAAGGTTGAGCGGGTTGTCCGTCTTGCAGGACAAGAACACGAGGAAGGTGAGGAGCAGGTTAGCATCGTCTCCGACGAACGGGGTCTCACGACTCTCGTGGAGAATCTCGTTGATACGGTCCAACAGGAAGCGCTCGCCGAGGAATCGTCCGATGGTCGCTGGCTCAATGTCCCCGTAGGTGGATGACTCGCCCTCAAGCGACATGACTTCGGCGGTTGTTTTGTCCTCCATGGTGGCGACGACATAGGTGCCTTCTCGGAGAATCACACCAGCCTTGAGCATCGTGGCGGTGAACTCGTCCTTGAGTCCCTCGTCCTTGAGCGACGACTTGGCGAGCCGAGCGATGGAGTGCTGGGACAGGACATTGACCTTGCCCTTGGGTTCGCCATCCACCTCAGCGCTGAACTCCATGCGTCCCTTTGTGGACGACAGGAAGGTCAATTTCACGGGTAGGTCGGCGGCTTCAAAGAGGAAGTCGGACGACGACTCGGTGGATTGACTGACGATAATTTCGGGGGCCATGCTCACCTCAAGCCTACCCCCACCCTCTTAACAATGATGCAGACCGACCCCTCTCCTCTTTCATACACACAGTTTGTTTGTTGTGTGTGTGTGTTAGTGTGTAAGTCTGTTTCAATCATTGGGGGTAGCCCCCCATAGGGGGGCTAATGATGGGGGCTTTTTGCGATTTTTGGCCTTGAGAACGCTCAGAACCTATATGCCGAGTGTTTCTTCATGTCGGATTTTTGCCCAAAGCCCCTTGAATTAAACCTTTGAGACCGACACATTGATATAGGGGCGACCGCTACGATAGATTGTTGGGGCAACAACCCCGACCGAAGCACCTCCCGATGCGAGTCGGGGGGATTCAAGGACAGGCCCTCAAGGGACCGATGTGTTTAGCGGAAGGTGAAATACCTACGAGCGGATGCAAGGCGGAGCAATTCCACCGCCCTCATGCACACGGAACCCTTGGGGGCCACCCCGCCGCACGCCCACCCAACCTCACATCGCAAGGTGTTGAGGGGGTGCGTTTTTGCTGAATGGTGAAGCGTCGGCGGGGGTCCAACCCTTTTGAGCGACACCTTCATATAGGAGTGGCTCATAGGACTAATCAGAGCAGACCCAAGCCGAACCCGCCACGCCCAAGAACCACACCTGTGGGGAGATGGGATGGATAGGCGGCGAGGGAACGCTTAGAGCACATACCGAGAATCCCGTGTAGGGCCAAGTTCTCGCTCCCTGTGCTCGCCCCGAGGCGCATACCGAGAATCCCAACAGGGCAAAGTTCTCGCTCCCTGCGCCTCACCTTTTCTTCACAACGACAGGCCGCTTGCGAATCGCAAGGTGGCCACAAGGTTCGCCGATTGGCGGCCCACGGAGAGCGTCATACGCGCCCCTTCGGGTGTCAATTCCCAACCAACCGAAAAGACTCGGTGGCGGCCAGCGATACCCGCCGACGATGCAAACTCCATCACATCACCCGCCCGAATGTCAAAGCGTTCTGGGAGGCCCTCAATGATGAATTGCTCTTGGGTTCGCCCGTTATTGGCCAACATCAAGCGGGCGAACTGCTCTGCTTGCCGTTCGTCTTGGACTGTGGATTCTTGAACAACCCGATGGACTGGACGGCGGGGATATGAGGCGTCGTCCTCGGGTGGGTAGGTGAATGAGACCCCAGCCGAGTTGTTCTGAACCGTTATCACATTGAAAATGTCAAGGTCGCCCTTGACCCGTTCCACGCTGGTTGGATAAAAGTCCTGCGGCACGGCTGTGCGGGGCATACGCCCAGCCACGAGAGGAGTGAGGCTTGAGTCGTCCACCTCGGCGAGCGAGCGTAGGTGAATGTAGCCCTTGCCGTCGGCATAAATCGTCATGGGCGCTGGTGCTATGTTGATGAAACCGAGCACGGTTTGAACTGCGTCCAGCAAGGTCTTGCCCTTGAGCACGAGGCCCGACGGCACGGACACGAGGCTCTCGGTGCTAATACGGCCAATAGGCGGAGCGTATGACGATTGAGCCACGATGCCCTTTATCACCGATGCGGCGTCCCCTCGGACGAGCAGTTCATCGTTCAGAATGGTCTCGTTGGTGAGGAACCCGAGCGGGTCAAGGCAGGTCAAGACGACCTCATTCGTGGTCTCCTCAAGGTCGGACACGAAGCCCGTGAAAATCAGCGGTGGGTTCGCCCAGCGCCGTGGAGCCGCATAGACTTGGATGGTGTCCCCGACTTGGGCGACTCCCGCTCTCCGACCGACGACCGATGAAATACGAACCGTCAGCCGACGGGGCGCGTTGAGTTCGTGGCGAGATGAAACTGAGAGAACGCCGTGAATGGATTTGCTTCCGTTCAGCACAACGGTGGGTGCTCGTGGCGTTGCCTCGTCCGAGGCTATTGGGCCGTATAGGTTGCGAAAGAATACCTGCCGTGAGCGGACGAAGAACACTTGATGCGGCCACCCGTTGCGGAGACCGCCGAGTCGCATTTGACGGGGGCGGTTCGTGTATTGCAGGCCCTCGGGATTCCAGCCGCCGTCGCTAAACCCAAGGTCGCCGAGGTTGAAGGTCGGTGAGGGTAGGATAGTGGAGGGATAATTGCCCTCGGTAGGTCCGCTGGTGAAAGCGAACCCGCCTCGTGGACCTCCACCCCTTCGGTTCACGATGTCGTATCGGTCGGGGAACGGAGAGGTCCCGTGATACATGTAGCCGAACCCAACGGTCTCTGCGGTTAGGTCTCCGTGTAGGTGTGGGTCAAACGGGCGGGG